AGGCAAACTCATATTGTCAGGTTAGGTTTATATTACGTGACTTTGGAACAAATGTATTTCGTGAACAACTTAGAATTGTATTACAGTCTAATACCTTTATTGATAAGTTTAATTATCCTTTAATGATACCAGAAAAAACTGATATTGAAGCACGTGGTGTTAGTATAGGAAGTACTAACAATCCTATATCTGCATCATGGCAGGGTTTGTTAATTAAGAATGAGATACCGCCAGCATGATTACAATAATTATAGCAAAGGGTGTGCAGGAAGAAGATGTTCGTGACTACATCAATGTAAACGAAATGGAAGACCGTGTAGCATCTTTGAAAGAACGCATAAAAGAATTAAATAGAATAGTAAGAGGTAGCAAGTATGTGGACAGCATTAATAGGACCAATAGCTGACTTAGCAGGCACTTGGTTAAATGGAAAAGTAGAAAAGCAAAAAGCTAAGACTGAGGTAGCAATAGCAACTGCTAAAGCTGAAGCAGTGGTTATGCAGAAGAAAGCCACTGGTGAAATAGACTGGGATTTAAAAATGGCAGATGCCAGCGCATCCAGTTGGAAGGATGAGTGGCTTACGATTATTTTTTCTGTCCCCCTTGTACTCAGTTTCTGTGGTGATTGGGGTAGGCAAGTTGTTTCAGATGGCTTTGAAGCATTAACAACAATGCCTGAATGGTATCAGTATACACTAGGCGTTATCGTTGCTGCTAGTTTCGGTGTCCGTAGTGCTACTAAGTTCTTCGGAAAGAAAGGCTAAGTCTTCTTCCGATTCAGCCAATACATCAAAGTCTTCTGAAGGGTCACTAAACTGACTTGGGAAGGCTTGTTCCATAAGTTGAAAAGCCTTCTCAAATCCCATCACTTGTAGAGAATAAACAATGTCATTCTCAAGTGTATCAACATCTACAGATACATCTTCAGAATTATTACCTCTAACCTTGGCAAGAAGTTCCAAAGCCTTGAGAGCAGTATTTCCGTGGCCTGAAACTCTAGCCGCTTCATACTGTTTCTCAAGTTCTGATATAACATCTACATCCGTAGTTATACCTTGCTCAAGTTCCTTGATTCGTTCTTGAACCCTTTCATCATGAGCAAGGCGATAACCTTGGTTATGTGCAGAGCCTTCACTGTATCCTGCCGCAATAGCCGCTTTCGTAGCATTACGATGTATTACATAACTCTGCGCAAATTTCTCTTGTTTCTCTTTAAGCGGCATCACTCAACAACTCTGAATAATGTTTCTCTTTACCACGCTTAGAAGATTTCCACACCTCTGCACATAGTGTATCCTCACCATGGAACATAACACCCATGTCCATTTCCATGTTATCAAACAGTTTCTCACAGTCCTGTGCCATAGCAAGTAACTCACCAGTTGTCCAGAAATGTACACCGTTTAGTTCAACTTGGAAATATTTATTCTTTCCTGGTTCTGTTTCGGTAGATTGTTTCTTCATTTCTTCTGTCATCTCGCCTTCGATAGAACAGTCAAACCCAAACAATTCAAAGTTACGGAAGCCTAGTGTATGAGCAATAGCAAGTGTACGCATTGCTGCACAAGTACCGCCAGTGATAAGCGTTGAACCTTCTTCGATGCCTGTTTCTTTATCAACGACAATCTTTTCTTTGATAGACATGTCACGCAACGCATCTGAGTAGGCTTGCCATCCTTTGATGTTTGCACCTTTTGAGAGTAGATGTTTAGTAACAGAGGGGTCTGTCATGGATGCAACAAGAAACAACGTGTTCTTATCTACAGTCTTAAACAAATCCTTACGAACAACTCCGTGTGTACTTGTACCATCAATAGGTCGAGGGTCAAGAATAACACAAGCGAATGGGTCAATGCCTTGTTCAAGCAACTTAGGATAACTGTGTTTAACACAGAATACTTTACCACCTGTTTCTGCAATACGTTCCTTCAACAAATAGAAGTCTGTGCTAGAACCACCAGATACAATAATTGCTGTTTCATTATTAACCTTGCTTGTCTTAATCCAATCAAAGTCTTTAATCAGTTTCTTGTTAGCCTTTACGTTGTCAATAATCTCTTGCTTTGGTCGAGAATCTTTAGGGGTGACAACAATAGGTACACGAGTAAACTCTGATGGTAGTTTTGGTAGACCTTCTTTATTGGCTACAAAACAAAGATGTGTAATGCCACCACCAAGAACAGGGTCAGAACTAGGAAGTACAACCTTTCCATATGCCTCAATCTCCTTCATGAGTTTGTTAACACCAAGGTTATCTTCATGTGGAAGATTTCCTGCAGGGTCTTTAGAAAAGAAATCATCGAACACAAGAATAGGTACATGTTTTAGATTTTCATAATCTGCTTTAACAGTTTCATAAGAATGTCCACCATCAATGTAAGCAAAGTCTGCTTTCTTTATAGCCTTGCAACGTGCTAATGTTTTCTTGCTGTCACCCTTGTGTAGTTTAAATGTAAACTTCTTACCTTTCTCTGCCATCTTAGCGGCAAATTCGTCAAGACGATTACGTACTGCATCAACAGTATTGTGTGGCTTGCTATTCATTTCATACTTGTCAAGTTCTTCTGTTGCTTCTTCAAACAAATCAAAGCCAAGGTAATGAACTTTATCATGTGATTGAAATGCAGCAAGAGCCATCTCAATAGCACGTCCACCATTCCATGTACCAGTCTCTACAATAGTCTTTGGCTTATAGAATTTAACAATGTCTGCCAATTGCTTGTAACGCTTTGGACCAGTGACATCAGGAGATACCTGCATATCATTTGCTTTTTGCTTTAGATTACCTTTAAAGTGGTCAAAGTATTCTGACAAAGGTGATTGTTTAAAAGCAGCAAGACCTTGTACACCTTCAGAAAGGTTATTGGTAACCATGCCATGTGCTTTGTAAATATTGAGAAGACGCTCAAAGATGAACCCATCGTGCCATTCACGATAAGCAACTACCTCCCCAATAGTGTAAGCACCTCTAAGGTCAGCAAGGAGACTGCAAGTATTATGCACCCCCAAATTAAAGCCCATGAAACTTGTTTCACTGTAGTCAACGTCTTTCCTTCCTAAATGTACAAGGTCTGCCTTATCTGGTAACCATCGTTTAACTTGCTTGACATCAAGACGTTTAGTGGTGACAGTATCGGCATCAAGCCATATCATCCAGTTGTCTTCGATGTCGTTATCCATCATTTCAAATGCTAGTTCAGTCATAGCATATACTTTGTGACACCATTTAATGGCATCTAAACGCCAGTTGTATGGCATCTTACCGCCCTCAGTACCATCATGTACCTTCATTCGTTCACGGTACTCCAGCATCTCTGAAACATCGTTTAGATTGCGATACTCAATAGCGTCTGACTTCGGTGCATCTTCCTTGTCAATATCAAAGTCATGATAGTAAGCAACTAACTTAAAATGTTTAGGGTTCCACTTATCTACCACACTTTGTAGCATGTTTTTAGCGTACTCATGGTAGCCTGATTCACTAAATGATGTTACAAAAGTATACATTAAATTACATCTCCAATCATCTTTTCAGAAATAAGTTGACTACGCATTGATTCCCATTCACCTGCATAGGCAATATCAGATTGACGTTTAGGTTCCCATTGTTTAAACCAAGGACCGCCAGTAGTAAAGTGAACATTCTTTGGATTTAAATGTTCAGGTGACCAATCATCCAACCAGTTCCACTCTTCGTCAATGTGTCCAATCTCATCGTCTTCAAGCCATGACAATCCATGTAGCCAAGAGCCTGTCTTTACGTTGGCATCGTCTACAGTAAGGCGAAGGTTAGCGGCATGAGAACAATTCCACAACATAAAACTAGACCAGTTCTTTCTGTTGTATGTTTGCTGTACCTGTCCATCCATCTTAGTTGTTTTGTTTGGTGTATAATTATGCTTCACACATTGAATAGCGAACTCAGGATTACGAGTATATCTATCGAACAGTTCACCAATATCTGTTCGTAGCATCATATCTGAATCCATAAACAAAGCCCAGCCATCATACTGGTTTAGTGCAGGAATAAGAAAGCGTGTAAAAGTAAATTGTGTACTGAATGGTCGCCCATCAGTTTCATCAACCATTACACGGTTGCCATCAATACTATCAATCCTAGCAGCCCTGCGATACAAGCCTGCTCTACGTAAACCTGATTGAACGAGAGGAATGATATTGTATTCTTTATTGTATTTAAGAATTGAGTACCGAAGAACCTCATAAGCATCTCTTTCCCTCTCGTCATAACCAATATAAATTGTATGTTGTTTAGGTAAAAACATTAAAAAAATTCCTATTCATTTGTAACGAGTGAATATTATATAACATATTAATCTGTAAGTCAAGCATTATTTTTTAAATAATTTAATGCTTGTTGAACTCTATCTATGTTATCGCCAAGAGTGCCTAAAGCAAGATTGCAAGGGGAACAAAGCCATCCCCTAAATTGTTCTTTGGTATGGCAATGGTCAAGTACAAGTCTTTCCTGTTCTTTACCGCAACACTCACAGTTCTTAGGCATAGGTGGTGCAGTCTTTCTTATTCTATTTACAATTTGATTATGTTTCTTTTGACATGATTTGCAGGAAGTGCTTCTACAATCTCTGTCTCCAGTGGCTCTTCGGTAAAGCCTAAAAGATTCTCTTGGTTTTTTTACATTACAATCTCTACATACTATACCGTCTTCACACTCAGGTTCTGGTATATAGAATAGTTCTAACTGAGACATCATTCAACAAAGTATTTATCAAGGATTTCTAATTGGTCTTCATACTTAGCCATCTCATCTAGTTCTTTTTCGATAGTATCCATGATGTCACTATGTTCGCCAACACCTACAGGATGACGAAGATAAACCTCTACATTCATGCGGTGTTTTTCAATATGTGAAATAGCGTGGCTACGTAATGTTTTAATTATCTGACTTTTCATTTTGTTTATCCTTTAACTTTTTCCATTCTTCATAGGATGGATGGTTTCGGGGTGGGTTGAATTGTATCCAACCATCACCCTGCTTCCATATTAATTTAGAGTTTATCTGTGTCTTCGTTGAACGTGCCATCAGGCAGTGCCTTCTCTAGGATAACCAAGTGGCTTGAATCAATCTCGCCGTGGATATTGATAACGCCTTCATGCCATGCGTTCTTTGTAAGTGTAAGGTCTGGGCTGTAGTTATACAACGAACTAAACGCTGATGCTGCAGCATTTACGTCCTTTGTATATGCGTCAAATTTAATCTTCATTTTTTTCTCCATCAGATATTTTGTAACCGTCTTCTTCGTTTATTGCTTTCTCAAGAAGGGAAATAAGACCAAGCCCAGTAAGAAGTTCCCTTGTTTTTAAATCACATTCAAACGTGATAGTGGCGCTGCCATCTTCATGTTCAATGTAATCTTCTATATTAATTATGCCTGTCACTGTCAATCCTTTCTTTATTTTATCAACCCTATCGGTACTATTAATACCGATATAGTATTGATATTAAACTATTCAACCCTATCGGGATGAATATGCGCTGTAACGCATACCTAATATTTATGTGCTACAACGCATATCTAAAAGTTTGTTTCATAAAATGTACAATAACAGCGTTTATGTACAATATATGAACCATTAGGCTGCGTTCAAGTCAACCACCTCGCAAACTCCAGCCGTGCAAGCCAACTCACGTCCACCTGATGTTGTGTCTTCCTTCTCAAAGTCTTGCAACCTTGACCAATCAATTGACTTAGGCATTTTCTCTAACATAGCACCATACTCTTCAACTGTACAATCTTGATAAGGTGCTTGCTTGTATGTATGCTCACTGAAAGGAAGGAAACTAATACCACTAATTTCATCGAAGTGTTCGTAGACCCATGAACCAACTTCCATCCACTCTTCTTCTTTAACAGAGATGGTAACAGATGGTTTGTGTTCACACCAGTTTTGCTGATATACAAGCCACAACTCAAGCTGTTCAATTGCTGTCATATCTGTACGTGTTACCGCACCATGAGGTGACTTCATTGGAAAGCTAAAAACAGTTGTGCTGTCAGGCTTCATTACGTCTGGTTCATTCGGAATACCTTCTGAAATAAGGAACTGTGTAAGAGGGTCTTTGTTGTCACCACGAACAGTACGAATATAGTATGGGTTATGTCGAGCATGAATACCAGAAGCACTATCAACAAGCTGTGAAACAGTGCCACTAGGTTTAACGCAAGTAATAGCGGCTGATTGTGCTATACCCAACTGTCCTGCCATAACTTTGTTAGTATATACTGCAGTTTCTTTTAAGTCTTGTAACAAAGCACCGATATTCATACCATATTCAGGTGAGTTACCTGATGTAAGTTTGTTATCCATGATACCTGTTAGAGAGACACCCAACAATCTTTCCTCTTCTGTATTGTTCTTCCAAACCTTACGAAGATACTTAAAGTTTGTAAGAGTGGATTGGAATGTTCCAAGAATTGTAGCAAGCCTAACTTTTTCTGCAAGTGTTTTGTGTGTATCTGATGAACGCACAACAACCTCTGAAAGATTACAGAATTGATAAGGACGTAGGATAATTTCAGAACAAGGATTACAACCAAAGTCATGTTCAGATTCACGTCTACCATTCTTTGCTGCTTGCTTTTTAGAAGAAGCACGGTTGAAGATACCACGCTCACCTGACTTAGATTCGTACAGCGACAACCATTCACGCATGAATGTACCCATTTGTGGCTTCTCTTTGTAGGCAACGCTGTTGTTTGCAAGCGCACGTTGCCCTTCATTTTCCCACCATTGTCCTGACTTAGCATGTGCCATCTGGTCATCGTTAAGATTTGACAAACTAATGAGAGCAGAACGGCGTACACCACCTACAACCACAACCTCACCAATCTTACACATGATGTCGTGACATTCAATTGGATAGAGCCTGCGTCCTTTTGCTCCTTTGAATTTCTCAATACAGAAATCAAACAACTCAAGAAGAGGAGCAGGACCAGAAGCACGTCCACCAAATGTCTTCAGCCTTGCACCTGCAGGACGCACCTCGCTCACATCAAACTTAGGAATCTGTCCAGAATAAAGCATGAAGATAAGTTCCTTCAAAGACTTTGCCCAACCTGGACGGCTGTCACCAACTTTGATTACTGTATCTGTTTCATGAAACTCTTCGTTAACGACAGGTAGTTTCTCTACATGATGTCTTTCAACAGAGAAGCCAACACCTGTACCACACATAAGAATATACATAGTCTCGTCAAATGAGCGAGGATTATCAACAGGAAGATAGGAACAGTTATATCCACCAACATGACAACGGTCAAGCGCAGGACCACTTGTCATCAATGCTCTCATGCTTGGCATAATATCTTGGTTTAATACAGCCTCTTCAAGTTCTGCACGTAAGTCTTCAGGTAAAGCGTAAGAATGTTCCTGACCAAGGTGCTTCTCAATATAATCAAAGTATCTTGCGACAGTTTCTGACCATGTTTCGCGGCGCTGCTCATCCTCTTTCCAACGTGCATATCGTGATAGAGCAATAAAATTTTGGTAGTCTGTTGGTAAATAATTGTTCATGTCTTTCCTCTCTCCATTTTCAAAGTGACAAGCTCTAATGATAACACAATTAAAAACGGATTGCAATAATATTAGTGACCTAAAATAGCATTTATTCTTTTTCTTACGAAGTCAACCTCACCAGACTTCAAAACCTTGTATGCAAACCTTCTCATATATGCAGGATTTATACCAGCATTATCACATACCTCATTAAAATCTTCAGCAGTCACACCAATGGAAGCAAAGAACCAAGCCTTGGCTCTGTCTCTTTCCATAACAGCGTGTTCAGGTTCGCCTTCATACTCAGGCTTAGTAGCATCAAGTAATGCTTGAAGTAAAACTGCAAGAAACAATGTTTTCTCTGGCCTAGAAACACTTGTAGTAATTTGTTCAGAGAAGATAATTCTATCATCTTCCATCATTGTTCCAACCAATCTTCAGGTATACCATCATTAAGTTTACAGTATTTAAATTTATACTTCTCACACCAATCTGCGTATGTCATTTTACCGCCCTTGTATAGTTTGCGGTATGGGTTATCAAACACAAATCGAATATCTTTATCGGGATGTTGGTCACGAAGGAATAGATGTTTCTTTCTATCTTCAAGCATAAACCTTCCCTTGACCTCAAGTATAATACCATTTGGTAGAATAAAATCTGGAAAGTATTTTTTACTCTCTGACCACTCGTAAGGAATCGGATAAGGCTCGTAAAGATATTCAATCTTTTTCTTTGAAAGGAGAACGGAGCAATTGTATTCTGAATTGCTACGAAAGGAATGAGCCTTACCCGATTTGCGTTGCCGCTTTGTTGCTTTTCTCATACGGCAATTTCTTCTACGTCAGGTGTCTTAGCAGTGACTGTCAAGTATCTAACACCGTTAGAATATTTGAAGGCACGAAGACCTTGCCCACCGTTTGCATCTGCCCAACAAGTTTCTTTATAAGGACAGAACACACAACCAATAACAAGTTTACGATTGCCTGACTTGCCATCTGCTTCGTCACCATAACAACGAGGCGGTGGTGTATCTTTTGTGGCTACTTCTTTTAATTCATTGATACGGTCTGAGGCATTTATCATATCAATGTCTTCTACTTTAAGCAACGCCAACTCTGCGGATGACTTGTCGATTGCGAAGAAGGCTGCCTCTTTGTCTTGACCTGCTTCAGCATAACCAGAGATTTGAGCAATATAACCAAAGGGGTCATCAAGAGACAGCGTTCCGTCTTTAAATTTCTTAAAAGCATAGGACGATGCTGACTTGACATCTACAAGTACCCCATCAATACGACAATCTTTATGTCCTTTAATTCCATTTACTTCAACCTCTTGTTGTTCTTCTGTTACTTCATGTCCAGAGACAGTAGCCAAAAGAATAAGCAATGATTCTAACATATCACCAAACAAAAACTTTAACTTTGTCTGTCCGTCAAGGTCACGCTTCTTTGTTTTCTTTAAGTCATACCAAATCTGTCTGGTAGGTTTTCCTATCTGTGACATACGAAGACTACTAGAAGATTCTCTTTGTCCTTCTTCTAGTGTCCTGCGAATAGAATGATACATATCAGATGCACATTTTTGTAAGGCATCTCTGTTCTGAACAGAACCAGTATTGATACCCTGCTCTAACGTCTTGTATATATCTTGAATAAGCGTATCAATATTTGCCATTACTTTTCCTTTACATTTATTAGTTTATTTAAATACCATTGTGCTTTCTTTAAATCTTCAACACCATTCTTGTAACGATAACGCCAAAGGTATTTCATAATGTTTCCTTGGAGATAATATTTAAATCCATCAATACCAAGTGCAGCCTCAATCGCATCAATACATTCAATGCCAGATTGGTTGTAATGTGGTGGGTGGTTAACCATGTTAGTTTGTTTATCATCCATCCAGTCAACATCCTTCCATGCCATTTTCTTTTCTATGTCACTAATAATACGATTATAATCTGTCATAGTTTTCCTTTATATAACCTGGCGTACCCACCCGACACTAGCCAGTCCGCTACCATATCCAACACATGTAGCACCCTTGTTATTATTTAGTTACCAAATGGAATGTCATCTTCCAATTGTTCAACTGCTGAATAACCCGAAGGAATTACATCCAACTCATCGTCTTCTTCTTCATAAGGAACAAGGTTAACAACTTGAATCTTACGAAGGTCAGCACCAATGCCTGCATTACCTTTCCAAGTCCACTCATATGGCTTGTACTGAACATTGACATCAGAACCATTACCTACTAAGACACCTTCTGGGAGAGGACGCTTATGCGCATCCATAACAACAGGCGGTTGATTAGCACCATTCTTACCCTCTACTTTACGTTTGATGGTAACGAAGTCACCACGCTCGTCACCTTTGTTCTTAACCTTCAGTCCGTCTTGCTCTACGATGGCTTTGTTCTTGTCATCAAGAGAAACATCAATAGACCATACAGGTTCAAAGGTAGTATTAGGATTAACTACTGAAGCCCAATATGCTTTACCAGAAATTACACTCATTATTTTCATCTCCTATTTTAGTGCGGTTCAATGACCGCTTTTTCGATTGTTGTGTATTATCGCATATTCAATTTCAGATGTCAAGCACTTTCTTGAAAAGATTTTATAACATCTGAAGAAAAAAGTTTTTGTAAGTTTAGAAGGTACATTTTAGATGCGTTGTGGTCACCACCATTCACACTCCTTTTATAATCTAGTTTATCAATAATTCTTTTTAAGTTCTTTGTATCAAAGACAAGAGTAGCAAACACCTCATCTCCAATACAAAGATTATGAAACCAGTAATCTGATTCGGTTGCAGCAATTCCAGATGGCTTACCATAACTTTCATATTCAATGGCAATGTTTCCTGTTCTCATCCACATTCCACGTTCAGACTTGACTTCAATCTTTTTATCTTGCAACATATCTGCAACAAGTTTCTCTCTAACCTTTCCATATTCTAGGTCAAGGTCAAACTTCTTACGGTCTTCCTTTTGTGGTTCTAGGTTTTCCATTAGTGTGTCTCCGCCCAATTGTTTCCGATTTTATATTCACTATCCAATGGACAGTTCACTTTTAATTCTGCTTCTGTCATTTTCATTGCATCCTTTGTCATCTTACCAAAGTCTTCTGCTTGGTCTTCTCTTACTTCAAACTGATATTCGTCATGAATACTTGCAACAAGTTTGTAATCAAACTTATTAGCAGATTTAATAATATTCTTTAGCCAGGTCTTACAGATGATAGCACCTGCACCTTGCAACAATAAGTTCATTGCTGCGTGTTGTTGTCTTACCTTTAATCGTCTACCATCAAGACCACGAATTGTTCCTGTCTGTGCGGCTCTGTCAACAGATGTGCGAAGGCGTTTAAGGGCTGGCATATTTGACATAAACCTTTCCATTACCTTCTTACCTGCAGATGCTCCACCACCTACGATAGTACCAATCTTAGCAGGACCAGCACCATAAATCAAAGCATAAATAAATGTCTTTGCTTGGTCACGAGTTTCAAGACCTGCATTGTTTTGGTTTGCTGTATGGATGTCACCATCCACAACCTCATTAGTAAAGTCTGTATCATTCATGTAATGAGCAAGACATCTAAGTTCAAGAGAAGACGCATCACAGCCTAGCAGTTTGTACGAGGGTGACGAAGGAACCCACACCTCTCTGCACTCTTTGCCGTAGGGAGAGTAGACGGCAGGTATCTGTGCCATGTTAGGTCCGTGATGCGCCATGCGTCCTGTAATGGCTTTCAAGGTCATCACACGCCCATGAACCTTACCATCATCTTGGACTACATCCAGCCATGATTGTACCTGAGAGACACGCTTTTGTAGAAGCAAGTATCTTGCAATCTTCTGTGCTTCTGGCATATCAACACCCTTTAATGTACCTTCATCTACGATGGGGTGACCAGTAGGTGTAAACTTTTCAGGTGTCCAGCCCTTCTCCTGCAGACGTTTGGCAATCTGCTGTCGAGAGCCTGGATTAAAGACTTCAATCTTATCTTTAAGTCTGTTGCCTGTCTTCTCTGAGTATCTCTCTTCCACGATTGGTGGAAAGATTGATTGCATCTCTTCTTCGATGGATGCTGCTTCTTCAGATAAACGAGCAACAAGAATAGAAGCCTATGGTATATCAAGACTGAAACCATTTATATCTTGTTTGTCTATGATTGCACGAACCTGATGTTCAAGTTCGATAGACTTTGCTGTAAAGTTTTGCAATGTAGGAAGAAGATGTTTGTACAACTGCACAGTTACATCCACATCCTGATGGCAATACTTTAACATTTCTTCAGTGAACCTTTCAAAATCATGAAAGTCCAATTTATAATTGCAAAGACGTTCACCCCAAGCCTTTAGACTGTGACCACCTTCAAGCATAGGGTCAGCAATCTGTGACAGAATAAGAGTGTCACGAATCTGATTAAGTTTAATATTACTACCTGTCAACCTGTTCAGCACAGGTGCATCAAACGATACACCATTGTGCATAATAAACAAGTCAACTTGATTTGACCAAGCAGGAAACTCAGATATGGAAGAACCATACCATTCATAAGTTTCACCAGTATCAACATCCTTACCACAGATACAATGTATCACCGTGGCGTTGATGTCATCTGTTTCAATATCTAACGCAACTTTTTTCATGGTGGTAATTATACTCTGTTCAGTTTGTTATGTCAACCCTAAAGATAATCTTCTATATCAGAATTATCTTCTTCTTTGAATGGGTCATCAATCTCTGCCATACGCCCTGTGTCTTTGTCATAGAGTAGATAGGTAGCAATACCTGTCTCACCTGCATAGCGGTTCTTCAGCACCCTCACAGTCGTTGTATTGGCCTGTACAGGGTCTTTGGCTTGCTGGTCACGTTCAAGAGCAATAACACCATCAGACAACTGCGCAATACTATGAGAGCCACGAAGCATAGACAGAGAGATTTCTTTACCTTGCTCATGTCCGTTGTCACCTGTACCACGGCGTAGGTGTGACACAAGAAGCATACCACATTGGGTTTCTTCTACCAGACTACGCAACTTAGTCATAAGCATATCAATGTTACGGCGTTCATCACCATCGTCAAGACCTGATACAAGAATAGATAGATGGTCAATGATAATAAACTTACAGTCCATTGCCTTTACCATGTATCGAACACGAGATAGTATCTCTTCAGTAGTGATGGAACCGAAGTGATTGAAGGCAATCAACCTTGGGTCACGAATTGTATCTTCTTCATACTTGCGAAGTTCTTCTCTAGTAATTCCTTTTCTTTCTTCTTTAATGAAGAGGCGTTTGTTTGCAGGAATAGACATCAAATGAAACATAGTCTGTTTCTTGTTCTCTTCAAGATGTATGATGCCGATGTTTGATGTAGTATTCTTCAGCATATGATACTCAAGTTCATACATCAGAGATGTCTTACCTGCGCCAGTACCTGCAGTAATGGTAACAAGTTCACCAGTTCGCATACCATATAGTTTCTCATTCAATCCTGCAAATGGATACGGTACTGTATCTTGTTCGTCTTCTTCATAAAGTTCATCTACATAATCACAAAGTCGAATGATACCTGCAGGTGTGTAAGGTGTAGCACTCCAGAAGGCACGAGTAAATTCTTCACGCTTGTTCTGTTGTAGATATTCGTTTGCATCCTTCAAGTTAAGATTCATAATCTTACACTTCAAAGGTTCAAAGACTTGTGCAACTTTGTTTGCAGCATCCATACCAGGTTCGTCATTATCAAAACAAATAATGATAGTCTCAAACGAATCAATGTATTCATAGTTTGCTTTGATGTCTTTGATTGCACCCTGCGCACCTGCTCTTACAGAAATGACAGGCCATTTAGAGCCTAGCAATTCATAGGCAGACATCGCATCAATCTCACCTTCACAGATTGTAAGATACTTTCCACCACCGCTAAACTTATGCTGACCAAACATTGAGGCATCTGCAAGACTACCCTCACACCGAAATGATTTGTTCTCGACTGTTCGTATCTTGTTTGCGACAAGAGATTTATCATTGTCATAGTAAGGATAGATATGTGAATGAATAGTACCATCTGAATTAGTGATAGACTTAACACCAAAGAACTCACAGGTTTCTTTTTTGATGCGTCTATCATGTAGAGCATTAAACTCTCCACGTTCAGTCATAGGACTATATGTTTTTTGTACAGGTATCACAGTCTGTCTCGCTTGTGTTGTTGCTTCTTCTGCATTAGCCTTCCAATGTTTATTACATACAAAGCAATGCTTGTGTCCATCTGCAAATACAACTCTTCCATCTGAAGAACCACAGTCACAGGCTTCTCTTCGTACCTCAATAGAGGATGGCTTTCTATCAGTCATCATTAACGCTTATCTCCAGAGCCTTGTAATGTTCCCTTGCGTTGTCGTTCAGCAAGTTTGTATAGATTATTTTTTGCTACACTTTCTAGGTCAGTTCCAATTACATGAGCAACTGCAGCAACATACCATAGCACATCTCCTAGTTCATCTGCAATATCATTAAGTTTGATTTGAAGTTCTTCTTCATCGTATCCATCACGAATAAACTTCTTAACCTTGTTTGCAATCTCACCTGCCTCACCTGCAAGACCAAGGGCAGTGTATGAATACCCATCACGCTCTGGAAAAATAGCAGTCTTCATTGCGAGTTTTTGATAGTCATTAAGTTCCATTTATAATCTCCTAATTCATGTGTCTGTGTTGGAAATATGTACCGTATAATTCACCTTCGTCAAAGATATATAACATACCA